CCCAACCCGCCAACAAAGTATTCGCCCCCCCCACCGACAGCGGCGGCCGCCACCTCACGCCCATTGCCCGCCTTACCATCGACGGCAAACCGTTCGGCAATGCCGCCGTTTCGCGCATCGTCAGCATCGAGCTCACCGACAAACGCGGCTTCGAGGCCGACGAGCTCACCCTCGAGCTGGACGACTACGACGGCGCGCTCGCCATCCCGTCCACCGGCAGCAAAATCACCCTGCATCTCGGCTACCAAGAGACCGGTATTGTCGATAAGGGCGAGTATCTGTTTTCCGAGTTCACACACACCGGCGCGCCCGACCGCCTGAGCATCACCGCCCGCGCCGCCGACCTCGCCGAAACCCTTGCCCAGCAAAAAGAGCGCAGTTGGCACAAAAAAACGCTCTATCAAATCGTCGAGGCCATTGCCAAAGAGCACGGCTATCAATACCGCATTGCCGAGCAGTACCGGCGGGAGAGCATCGCCCACATCGACCAAACCAACGAGAGCGACGCCAGCTTTCTTTCTCGCCTCGCCGAACGCTATGATGCCATCGCCACCGTCAAAGCCGGCCGCTTGCTGTTTATCCCTGCCGGTGAGGCGCAGACCGCCGGCGGTGCGCCCATCCCGCCGCTCACTATTACCCGTGCCAGCGGCGACAATCACAGCTTTAACTACTCGGCCACCAACGCCTACAACGCCGTCCGCGCCTACTATACCGACAAGCACACCGGCCGCCGCAAAGAGGTGGTTATCAACAAAGACAACCTCCAGCCCCCGCGCAAAACCGTCGCCGGCAAAACTCCGTCCGGCAAAACCAACCGGCGAAGCCGCCGCAAACACGGTCGCCGCACAGCCACCCGCACCGTGGAAACCACCCGCCAAATCAACACCGACGGCCTCAAAATCAAAACTCTGCGCCACCTCTACGCCAGCGAGCAAACCGCCCTCACCGGTGCCCGCGCCGCTTTCCGCCGCCTTTTGCGCGGCGCCGCCCAATTCAGCCTTACCCTAGCCGCCGGCCGCCCCGACCTCACACCGGAAACCCCCGTCAGCGTGGCCGGATTTAAACCTGAAATCGACAGCCAGCAATGGCTCATCAAAGAGATCAGCCACCGCCTCGACAGCGGCGGCTACAGTTGTCACATCCAGCTCGAGGGGCAAATCAACCTCGACGAGCCTACCGAGAGCGATGCCAAACCGGCACCCGGCAAAAAGGCTACCTGAAAATTCAGGTAGCCTTTTTGCCGCGTATTAAAGCGGTTGTAATTGGAGCTGCAGATTTTTGCCGAGCTGCCGCAATGCCGCCGCGATAGTGTCGATTTTGGTGGCGTGCTCCAAGTTCACAATCCGCTGCACTTCCTGCGGCCGTGTGCCCATGCGCCGCGCCAGTTCGGCATTGGAAACGCCTTGCTCTAGCATCGTATTGAGCAGCAGCACCTTGGCGAAAGTGCTGGCCGGTAGCTCCACCGCTACTTCTCCTTCTTCCGCAGCCGAGGGCAGCGGCACGGCGCGGCGGTCCTCAAAATAAAAATCCATCGCGCTCAACAGCACATCGGCGGCCATTTCCTGCGCTTCGGCCATATCGTCGCCTTGCGTAATCGCCTCCGGAATATCGCGGAACGTTACCACAAAGCCGCCTTCTTCGGCTGGAGAGAATTTTGCCGGGTAAAACATATTATTCCTTTCCAAATTTCGGTTTGATGCGGCGGGGAGGGAAGCCCCTTTCGGGGCTCCCTGGGTTACTTCAATCCCAACTGTTTTTTTACTCCTTCCACCAGGCCTTTTTTCAGCTCTGCACTTGGGTGGCGGGGTAGATGGGATTGTTTTCCGTCGAAGTAAAGTTTCAAGTGCTTTTTTCCATCCTTTACTTCCACGCCTTGAGCAAGTAACCATCGCAGGAACTCGCTCTGTTTCACATCAAATCCTTTCTCATCCGTTGAACATGGCTATATAGTAAACAAAAATGTTTATACAGTCAAGAGGAAAATAAACTTTTTTGATTATGTTTGCACAATAGCCACACCATGAAAAGAGGCTACCTGAAAATTTCAGGTAGCCTTGTTTGTTAGTATGGATTAGAGGATGGTGCAATCTTTGAGCATCGGCATCCCGGCCACTTCGCTGTTGCCGGTGCAGCGCAGCGTAACGGCTTGCCGTTTGTGCAGGTTAATGGCTTTCTGCTCTTCGCTTTTCTCAAGTGTAGCGGCTACATGCAAAAACTCGTTTTTGCCTTGTAGCATTACATTGGTTTCATCCAGCATCCCTTTATCGATAGAGGCAATCACACCGCTAACCTCAAGCAGCTTGCCTTTATATTTTGCGTCGGCGGCGGCCTCGTTATCATCGTAGGCTGCGGCCAAATCACGGGCACGCACTTTAATAACTTCTTCAGCCGGAGCGGGCGAAGATACTGATTCTTCGGCGGGAGCGGCTGATGTGGTGGTATTGCTGGTTTGGTTGCTGTTGTTATTACCGCCGTCGCCAAACATCGCGCCGATAAGGCCAATCACAAACATCACACCCAAAATAATAAATACCCATTTAAAAAACTTCTTCATCTACACACTCCTTTGATTGTAAAAGTTAAATCACGCGTCCGATTTTGGTATGGCAGAAACCGATGATTGCAAAATCATCCGGTGGTGTATTCGGATCAACATATTCCGTTTCGTAAATCGGGTTGTCGCTGCTGATGCGCAGCCGACCGTCGGCCAGCCATTGCAACCGCTTGATACGCAAAGCGCCATTCAGACGCAGCACGAATACGCCGTCGCCGCGTTGGTGCGTCAGGTCGATAAGCACGATGTCGCTGGTTTTAAGACCGGGGGTCATGCTGTCGCCTTTAATCGGCAGGCAGGCCAGCTGTCCTGCAATCAGCTCCTCACGCTCCAGCCACTCCGCATCAAACGGTATCTGCTGGATGATGTTTTCGGTGTCAAAAAAACTACCATGCCCAGCACTTACGGGCACATCATATAGCGGGACTAATACTACGTTAGATATAGGAAAAGCTTTGTCTAAAAGAACGTTAGGCTCTGTTTTTCCTTTTTCTGACCCTGTATTAGCACCTTTACCTAGAATTAGCCAGTCTAGAGTTTTCCCTGTTATCTCAATGATTTTTAAGCATTGAGCAAGCGGAAGAGAGTTCTCACGCCGACGATAACCAGCAACGGCGCCATGAGAAACGCCCAATATTTTCGCTAGCTCATAGTCAGTCGAAATATTGAGTGCTTCTTTGGCGCGGTCGATACTATTAGACAAAATATATTACCTTAAGAAACATAACAATAACCTAAAGTATCGCAATTACGATACTTTAGGTATTGCAATGAAACTGTAAGTACCGTAATATTCAGTCACCACAACGAAACATTACGAACAACTTACAACGAAAGGTAATTCTAGCATGAATCCCTCAAAAAACAAGCGTTCATCCATAGAACACCGGCGGGCTCGTTTGGAGCGCGAAGACCTTGTGCAGGTCTGGTTTGCTAAACATGACGCCGAAATGATACGGCAGGCAGCTAAGAATAATGGATTAGGTATTAGCGCGTTTATTCGCCAGTCATCCATTGTGGCTGCTCGTAATCAATCAGTAACTGCATCCTAAGCCCTTTCAGGCTACCTGAACACCAAGACACGAAAGGGCTAATCATGGCAAAAATCCAATACAGCAAAAAACTGCGCCGCCTTTTGGCGCGCCTGCATCAAATCAACCTGCGCATCGCCGAAGCCTATCAGGCCGCGCCCGATGAAATCGTCAGCACCCCGTTTGATTGTGCAGCTTCAGCCGCGAATCCAGCGTCGCCAACGCTTCCTCAATCACCCGCTGCTCCTCTTCCGGCTCGGGAGAGTGCAGCATCAGGCCGAGCGTCTGATCCTCTGCAACAAGAGCCGCAATCTGATCTCGAATGCCAGCTTTATCGCCGTTGCATCCAGCTAAAAAGCTACGCAGCAAGGCAGCAATTAGCAGTTCTTGAGCGTCGAGTTCTTTCTCTGCACTGCTCAATCGTGATGATGCTGCGCGGAGCATCTTCTCAAGCTCGTCGTAAGATAGTTTCTGATTCATTTTTGAGATCCAGTTACTTTGATAATTGGTTAAAAAAGCAGGAAGAGCTTATCACGGAATTAGCCAAACTGCTGGAGGGCATCAAACATGACGCCTAACCCCATCAATCAAGCCATCCGCACGATGGCACAGTCGCCCAACGGTGGCTACGCCGCCAGCGCCGCCATGCTCGGCATGACTACCGCCGCGCTGGAAAACCGCCTCTACGAAGTCAAAGGCCAGCGCATCGGTATCGCCGAAGCCATGCTGCTGCAGCGCCTCACCGACCGCACCGACTTTGCCGCCGCCGTGGCTGCCGAAAGCGGCGGGGGGTCTGGACCGGTGCCCGAGAGGGATGGGGCGGCACTGGCCTCGGCGAAC